CCATAAACTGGATTAGAAGAAGTAATGTTTTCTAATCTTAGCGCATCTAAGCAAACATAGTAGTCATCGCTTGGAGATGCAATCTGTACTGTTGGAGACACTGCAGTTGAAGATACTGTTGTTCCTGTTTTGTTATATTTTATGGTAGTTGATGTAACTTCTGTAATTTCAAATGTACCGTCAAACCTTTCAGAGTTTCCTAAACCAGCAACAATAATTTTGTCTCCTACAGCAAAACTATGACTTGCAGAAGTTGTTAAGGTTACAACAGTAGAGGTTGCAGATTTATTACTAACCAATGCAGTGCCTTTTATTACTGTAGCATAAAACTTTACAACATCAACAACCTTCCAAGTAAACCCAGTTGTTTTAACTAAGTCTCCAAGGGCAACTGAAGAAACAAAATATCTATTTGTTGCAAAATCAACACCTGCGTCTGTTTCTTTTATTACTACTCCAAGTCTTGCGTACTGTGCTCCTGTAGCATTTGCCTCATCTGTATCTGAAAATTCAACAAGAATTCTTACTTCATCTGGCTGGACTGCAGACTCTCCATCTTTATTTATAACAGAAAATGCAAGTTTGAGTTGATCAGTAGGAGCATTCTTATCAAAGTCAAGACTTGCTCCAGTTAAATGTATATGGTTTGATTCTGCTGCAATGCCAACTACCCCACTTGTAAGAGATAGATTGCTGGTATTTCCTCTTAAAACCATTATGTTATTTAAAAATCTACATCTTTCGTACCGCTCAAGCCTACTTGATTCAGTAAAAGTTGGGTTATCTGCGTTTGTTTGAAAGACTGTTTCTGTTCCTGTTCTGTTTATAATATTGTCTGGTGGGTTGGCTGAGTCTAAGCGTGTATAAATTGGCGGGATTGCAACAGCACTATTTTGATTATGATACTCCCAATTTTCTGTTTCGTTAAATGCATAAACTGTTTTGCTATCATATGCTCCTGCACTTGGATTAGCACCAGCAGACCAAACACCTACTTCTGTTATTTCATATCTTTCTGCTGTAGGAAGTTCTGCTGTAAAAACAATTTTTGATTGACCACCTTCAGTAACATAGCCACGAGATGTTATTGGAACACGAAACATTTCAAAATCTAAAGATTCTTTTAGTGAGTAGTCTCCAAGTGTTCCATCGGAAGCAAGTGGTTTTGCTCCACAGCCAATGGCAATATGTGAAGCATAGGCAGGAGCCTGCCCAATAAGATATTTAGCCAAAATATTTTTACCTATATTAGTTATCATTTATGACTCCTCTTCATATATTGTACCATTAAGTATCTCGCCACCAGTTAATATTTCTACATCTACCTGCTCATCAGGCTCAAGTGATGAAACGTTTATAACAAGATCTCCAGTAGTTGGTTCTATGTATACGACCTCTTCATTTGGACCTGTTCCATAGGCTGGCAATTTTAACTCTAACCTTATGGGAAAGTTTTTAAAATATGTGTCTGAGGTGCTATCAAGTCTAATTATATTATTTGGGTTATATTGAATATATAGATCTTTAAGATTTTTTATTGGACTATAGATTACATCTTGTCCATCAATAATATCGTTTCTTGAAATATTAATTAATTCCTGTCCCCCGATATTTTCAAAAATTAACTCTACCATTCTATCTTCACTCAAAGTTGGATTGTTAAGTGTAATGTTTTCAGGCGTTGCAGCCTTTGTTGCTGCTGTGGCTGCTGATTGAGAAATTGCTGTGGACTGATTTGCTACTGCATCTGTTGCCATTAAACTACCTCACTTAAAAATACTGTCATTGACGGACCACTCTGATCTTTAGAGTACTCTATATTATACACAACAAATCTACTACTCTTTGGTGAAACCATGTCAATTGAATTATCTACATAATCTAAATTAACTATGTCTCCTAATTGAATCATTGGGTTTGCAAAAATCTTAACTCCAACAGACTTTCTTGGCTTCATTATTTTATTAATAACCCAGGACATTAAATCTTCTGCAGCATCGTGTGATTGAATATATGGCACGTCTAGGCTAAAATCTTTTTTACCATAAGACATTCTGCTTAACTTTATATCTTGATAATCTTTTTTAATTTTAAATGGAGAAGATACCAGAGTTGATCCAACTAATTCAGGATTAGCAAGATTGCTATTTTTTGTAAAATATTCATCAACTGTAAAATCTACATTTGATTCTTGAGTAAAAGTAATTCCCTGTATTTTTAAATAGTTTCCAGATGTTGCATCTAGATTTAACGTGGTGTCTGTTGCATTAAAAATTAAAAACTCTGCTCCATAAGATCCTGCTCTAAATCCAGAAACAGAATACCCTTTTAGTCTATTAAAAGTAGGAGATAGTTTTGCATAAAGGGCTGGGTATGCTTGATCATACTTAATATTAAATGATGCCGCCTCTCTCATAATTGTTCCAAATTCTTCAAAATACATATCAAATGCTGGTGGTTCAGCAGAACTTATTCCAGATAAATATGTTTCTTGTATTATTCCACTCACAGCATACTTCTCAAATGAAGAACTTGCGCTAACTTCAGAATCTCCAAATACTGAGGCTATTGGTGCATTAATTTTAAAAGCAGTATTTTGTGAATAGTTATTTCCTAAAGCATATATATTTTCAAACATAACCCTTGATGAGCCACGGACAAATAATGCCATATTATTATATACTGGAAGCGGATCTTCATCATCTACTGTTGCAATAAGGTTATTATTTATATATAAAAAGAATCTTCTTCTTGTACCTATATCTTGATACTCAACAGATAGATCGTAAACTGTTGGGCGTTCTTCTGTAGCCATTCTATACTGACCAGTAAATTTTCCATCATCTACAATTATTCCTGCTACACCTTCATATAGTTTTACTGGTATTGCATTGGTGGTGTTAGTCTCTTGCTTTACCTTATAGAATATTACATCATTCACATTTTGTTTTTGAGAATCACTTGAATTGTTTGTACCAAGTGCAATAATTTCAAAGTAGTACCCGTTGTTTGTTGATGGATTAATCATCACACCAAGTCCACCAGATCCGCCGACTATGCTTATATTTTTTTCTGGAGTTGTTCCTGAAACTGTAAAATATGTAGATGCTCCAACAGGGGTTTGTCCACGATTTTCATCATTTTCAATTTTTCCAACAATCCTCATCCTAGTTCCAAAATGTTTATATTTATTATCTAATTGTTTGTATACATAAGATATAAAATCTGTTGATGACTCTGTTGTAGTAAATCCTGGACCATTCATAATTAATGCCGATGACTGTACTGTTCCTACTTGCGTAGATAGCATAGCATTAATATCTGATTCAGATATATACTTTGATGCTAAAGCATTTTTAATAATTCCACTTCTTGATGTTTTTTGTGCAAGAGTGTTATTTATTCCTGCAGCACCTACTGTTGTTGCGGGAAGAGTTTGTCCTGTTCTAAATAAATACTTTGATTGCATAGTACATCCACGGACATTTGTATTATTAGACCAGTAGGTACTTATTCCTGCCGAATGAGAAACGATTGGTGTTCCAAATTGTCCTCTTCCATGCTTTGCTACTGCTCCATTTTTAAGTTTTGTAACTCCAAGAACTTCTTCATAGTTTGGTTCAGAGTATATTCTTACTAGCCCTGTTGGGTAAATCTTTCCGTTAAATGGTAATGATGAAAAATATTTTTGATATTCCTGAACGCTATTTATCCAAACATCACCAGTACCAGAAATATTATACTGAACAGCATCGTATTTAATAATTTCTCCATTTGAATAAAAGTATCCGTTATATCTTGTTATAACAAAAACTCCTTCTCCAAGATCCATAATATTATCAATAACAATATTATTTTTTACTGATGGTAAAACTGATGACAAATTTGAATTTAAAGGTATGGCACTTAATGAATAGGCTGATTGATTTTCAATTTGTTGATTTACAGACTTTGTGTTTTCTGACCCGCTTAATTCCCAAAGGAGTGCTGGCTTGTATATCCAAATTCTTTCATTATCTACAACGCTTGCCAGCCTTGCTGTTCCAACTGATCTTTCTATAGATCTTGCAGTATAAGTAATTTTGCCATCATTATAGACTTCATTATCCTGAGATGTTATCTCTAATATATTTGAAAGTTTATTATTTGTTTTTTGATTTTTAATAACTCCCGTGTCAGAAAAATCTGTAGTTCCATAAAGGGTTATATCTACTGGTCTTTGATCAACTGATGGCATTACATAGTCTTTGCTCATCATAACAAAATTATTGTATTCATCAAAGAACATTGCTGTCTGAGTTGATATTGCAAGATCTTCTAATACTTCTGCTATGCTTCTTTCTGGAGGAATGAAGAAATAAGGAATAATAATTTCCGATTCTCCTTCAACTCTTTTAAAAACATAATTAGAAAATCCAATAGAGTCAAGCAGGAGGGACACTGCAGAACTAACAGATGTATTTGTAAGTAAGATTTGTGGAGCAATTTGCGACTCAAAATAAAAATACAAATCTCTAAGTTCTATTGATACTTGTTTAGATTGATTATCTAGTTTTGGAAAACCATCGGAGTACATAGTTTTGATTGGCAAGTAGTATTCCACTCCAGAATTATCTGTAATAACTTCATAAAGTTTAATTTGAATATTTTTAGAAACATACTTACTAATAATGCTTAAACTATTTGATGGATGAAAGGCATCATCAAAGTCAAATAAAGAAATTGATCCTGTTGAAGCAAGAAGTTGCCCTACTGGTAATCCACTAACTCCTAAATCAGAAGCACTTTTATTAACAGAAAAATCTAATACTCTGTCACTTAGGTCTGACACAAGTCTTGGAGATAGTTCAATCAAATCAAATGTAGAATCAAACTTATTCATAGTATCAACAACAATTCTTATTCCAGAAATGTATTCAAACTCTTTATACTTCACTTGATTGTTTAGCGTAAACGCTGGGGGATTAGTTAAGTCTGTAACAAAACTTGTAAGAGTTCCAACATCAGAGTCTTCAAGACTCCACCCATAAGACGGAGTAAAAGTTTTCCATTGATCTTCATGCCAAATATGATATGTGCCCAAAGACATACTATTAGAAATAACTAAATAAGCATCACCCTCTTGGGCTGTTACTGGCTTTAATGTTGCTGAAGATAACTCTGCAATGAACTTAAATATACTTGAATATATTTTTGGAATAATTAATCCATAAGAAACTTCAACATACCCGTCAGATCCGATTATTGCTTTTCCGTCTTTTCTTCTATCTTCATCAGAAAATGATATGGCATCTACCCAATTGTTATTTTTTAATACTTGAATCTTCCATTTTTTTGGAGTTGTCCGATTTACTTCTCCATAGTATGGATCTAAAAATGATTCATATGAGTTAGAAAATGTTCCAGAATCTAACTCCCCTGTATTTGTTTGCATCTTTACGATTAGCCTGTTTGCTGGAACCTTTTCTTTGTATACAACAAATGGTGCTGTGTCTTCTATTGCATGTCTTCCATTAGTGGTTTTATTAGCAACTCCATATTCAATACCGTTTTCTGTTCTAAAAGAAGTCCAGTATTTAAATGGGTCGTTCTTATCTGACATATAGTATCTTGGTCTTTTGAACATATTAATGTTTGGATTATGAAGATATCTTCCATTAAGATATGTTGCTTTGTTGATTCCAGACCTTGGTCTTTGATAACTAAAGCAGTCCTCTAAAGAATAGAGCATCTTCATTTTTTCTTTAACTGGTTTTAATGTAGTTGGATCTCCATTATCTTCAAAGCCTCCATCAATAACTACATCTGCATCTGTTGCACCAGTGTAATATTTTACTCCATTGGTTCCTGAATCTAATGGATCAAAGGTATTTGGAATTGCTCTGTACAGAGAATCTGCCTGTGTTGGGCGGTACCTATAGTTTCCTACCATAGATATGTTTGTTGCAATATTCATATTCCATTCAGCAATAACTGAAGATTTTGTTTTAACAGAAGAACTTGTTTCTATATAATCTAATAGTTCTTTATCTTGAAACATTATGCTTCTTCCAGTGTAAGAGATACATTCCAAAAGTCAAAGTTTAAACCACTTCGTTTTACAACGGAATAACTAAAGTCTGAAAAGAAAACCTCTATAATTTCATTATACTTTCTAACATTATTAAACCTATTGTCTACTGCACTGCTATCTGTGTCCTCAAAATTTGTATATTTATCGTAAGCAAGGTAAACCCAGAATGAGCCTTTGTGGTTATCATACCAATTAAGTAGTTCTACTCCGCCTGCTCCACCATCTGTTGTAAATTCTAATGGGTTAGGCCTTGTTTGTGTTGCTTGCATATTTGCGTTTCCACTACTGTCAAAGGCTGCTTTTGTATCATAGGCTCTTGATGGTAATAGATTCCAGGATGCTGATATATTTAGTTTATCTGCAATGTGGTATGACCTCATACGACCATTGATCATTCTCTCCCGTTTTTCAATTCTAACGGGATTAAAATCTATCTGTGATCTATTATCATCAGAGAGGATTAAAAACTCGCCATTGGTGGCTGCAAAGGCCGTAGAGGACCCTATTTCATTGCCATCTGGGATGTAGAATCCATCAACCTTGGTTCCAGGATTGTCTGCAAAGAGCATTGCCTGTGGTCTAGAATATTTTTTTCTACCAGTCATATAGGTATTATTTGCCATTAGATTCTAGTCCCCCGAATTCTTTGAGCGTCTACGCTCTTTATTTGTACCATAACTGCTCGTGCAATATCATCTGGATTAGCGTCAGATTTTACATTTAAGTTAAGATTATAATTATACACTGAATCCCCAATTGCTGATCCAGAATTTATGGATTTCATATTTTCAACGCCATATTTATCTACAGCATATCTGCTCATAATAAATTCTCCTGGAGTTAGCATTGCTGGAACTGTATCTGTTCCACGAGCAAATCCACCAGCAGCAAAATAATTTGGCACTAAACCACCTGAAGAATTATATCCAAGGTCTAGCATGTACTGAGCACGTATAATTTTTAATTCTGCTTCTCTAGCCCTATCCAAGGCTTCTGCTGCTGCTTCTGCTGCTGCTGCTGCTGCTGCAATTTTAGCATCTTCTTCTTGTTTTTGTTTAAGAATAATTGCCGCATTATCAGCAAGGAACTTGTCTAAAACGTCTTTTGCAATTTTTGTTGAAAAATCTTCCATTATTCCTTTTGTACTTGTAGAAGATGATTTTGCTTCGGATGCTGCTGCAAGGAATGAGCCAATATCTTTAGAACCATCTGCTGCATTTCTTGCTGCTGTGTATGCAGCAATTTCTGCATTAATCGCTTGCCATGCAAATTTTGTGTCACCAAGAACTTTTATATTTGCTATTTCTTTATCAATAGCGCCTTGTAATAGTGTATTTGACAAAACAAGTGCATCAATTTTAAATTGTAATGGTTCTA